GTATGTGTGGCGATTTGACCATAAGGGCGGGGAAGAATCTCTGAAGAAGGCTCTATGGTATCTTAACAAGCTAATAGTAGTGTGGAGCCGATCATGAGCGAGACGATAGAGCAAGAGTGGGCAAGCTGGTGCGTGAGATCATGGACACTTATATGGTCGAGAACAATCTGCCAGAGGACATCGCGTGGGAGCTTACCCGCTCATCGTTTATCGTGAGCGAGTACGAATGACAGCAAGAAACGACATAACAGGCGACAGCATAACAAACGGCAAAGGCTCTCACTCAAAGTATTCCGAAGGGTGGGAGCTTGCCTTTGGGAAGAAAGACAAGGCGAAAGAGATATGCTATAATCAGCAAAACTCGGCTGAGCCGAAAATCTGTATAGCGGAGCTGACCACAGATGAAAGACCAATTTCCGACATATAAAACCGTTAAAACATCAAGTTTAATCCCCTACGCTAGAAACTCCCGCACTCACTCTGAGCAGCAAGTCTCCAAGATCGCCGCAAGCATCAAAGAATTCGGCTTCCTAAATCCTGTTATCGTCGACGGCGCCAATGGCATCGTAGCGGGGCATGGGCGCGTTCTAGCAGCACAGAAGCTAGGCATGGACGCATTGCCTGTCATAGAAGCTAATCACCTCACAGACGCCCAGAGGCGGGCATACGTCATTGCTGACAATCGCCTTGCACTGGATGCTGGGTGGGATGATGAAATGCTGCGGGTAGAGTTTGCCGAGCTAGTGGATATGGACTTCGACCTAGAGCTAACAGGCTTCACTGCTGACGAGATTAGCGCATTGACTGGCGATGAAGAGGAAAGCAAAGAAAGCGCGGAAAGTAAAAGCACACTATCAGACAGATTCCTAGTGCCACCATTTTCTGTGCTTAATGCTCGCGAGGGAGAATGGCAAAGCAGAAAGAAGGGTTGGCTTTCTATTGGCATTAAAAGCGAGCTGGGCAGAGAGGCCGCTGTTTCTGGTAGCAAAATGGTTGCAGGGTACGGCAAGGACGGGCGGGAGACGGGCCTTATGAACGAATCAGATACATCAGTATTTGACCCGGCTTTATGCGAGCTTCTATATGGCTGGTTTAGCGGGGCGGGTGGGCTTGTGCTTGACCCGTTCGCGGGTGGTAGTGTAAGGGGCATTGTGGCAAGCAAAATGGAAAGGCAGTATATTGGCGTTGAGCTAAGGCCAGAGCAGGTTGAGGCAAACAGAATTCAGGCTGGCGAGATATGCTCTGACCCGATTCCGGTTTGGCACATAGGGGATAGCGCGAACATAGCAAGGATAGCCAACGGAGTTGAAGCTGACTTTCTGTTTAGCTGCCCGCCCTATGCAGACTTGGAGGTTTATAGCGATAACCCAAAAGACCTTTCAACAATGAAATATAAAGATTTTAGATCGGCTTATTTTCAAATCATAAAAGAAAGCTGCCTACTTTTGAAAAATGATAGGTTTGCCTGTTTTGTTGTTGGGGAGGTTAGGGATAAAAAGGGCAACTACGTTAGCTTTGTCCCTGACACAATAAGGGCGTTCGAGGAGGCTGGGCTTAGTTTTTATAATGAAATTATATTAGTTACTGCAATAGGGTCGCTACCGATTAGAGCGGGCCGGACTTTTGTTGCCGGAAGAAAGGTTGGGAAAACTCACCAGAATATACTTGTATTTGTGAAAGGCGATGGAAAGAAGGCGGCGCAGTCTTGCGGCGATTGCAGCTTTAAAGAGGTGGAGCCAGATGCCGGAGAAGTTGAGCGCCATGAGTAGAGCGCCGCACGAACCAACCGACAAGATAAGGGCTGAAGTAACCGCGCTCAAGTCATACGGCATACCCGTCAAAGAGATTGCTGCGTATATCGGCATAGACGATAAAACAATGTCGAAATACTACCGCAAGGAGTTGGACGTTGCCTCGATTAGCGCAAATGCTCGCGTTGGCAAGTTCCTGTTTGATGCTGCAAGTGGTAGGGCTATGGAGACTTTGGGCGCAAGCTATTCGGACTGCCTGCGCGGGTCAATGTTTTGGGCTAAGACTCGGATGGGCTGGCGCGAGAATGACCGAGAAGAAGTTGTGGTAGAAGCCGCTGATAGGGTGATTGAGATTATCCGCTCCGTTCGCCCTAAAGATGAGGCGTCAGAATAATGCAATTCGCCCTTACAGAGCCGCAGGAGGATTTCACGCTATGCCCTGAGCCTTTCCCCGCACTGGTCGGTGGATTGGGTAGCGGCAAGACTATGGCGGGCAGTACGCGCCTAGCGTTTAAGATGGTCAATGAGCCGGGGATTAACACGGCGCACTATATGCCAACCTATGACCTGCTGCGGCTTCGTGCTGTTCCGGGCATGGAAGAACTGCTGGAGCAGTTGCACGTTCCGTATAAGACGAACAAGCAGGCGTGGTCGATTGAAATAGAGGGCTATGGAATGGTTATCTTTCGCTCATACGATAACCCTGCGCGAATTGTATCTTACGAGGTGGCGCATTCCATTGTTGACGAATTGGACACGCTGCCCAAAGACAAAGCCGAATTAGTATGGCGCAAAGTCTCGGAGCGTAACCGTCAGCGGTGCAAGGGCAAGAACACAATTGGCAATGTCACTACGCCTGACCACGGTTATGCGGGCTTCACCTATGCTAAGTGGGGCAAGAATCCGTCAGAGGGCTACAGGATAATCAAAGCGCCCACGGCCAGTAATCCCTATTTGCCGGATGGGTACATTGAACAGATAAGATCGAACTACGACCCGCTGCTTGCCGATATGTATTTAAGCGGCGAATTTGTTAGTCTATCGCGCAACAAAGTCTATCACTTCTTTGATCGCAAGAAGCACCACGGCCAGCGCGAGATTACCGACAACGACAATTATTTACACATAGGTCTAGACTTCAACATTGGTGGCACTTGCGCCTCAGTATGGCTCACAGAGAATAATAAGCCTTATGCGGTGGATGAGTTTGTAAGCCACGACACGCGAGATTTCATTGCCAAAGTGCAGAGATTCAAGAAGGCTGGACGGACGCTAACGATCTACCCTGACGCCTCTGGTAACTCAGGCAGCACCAACGCATCCAAGACTGACATACAGCTACTCAGGGACGCAGGGCTGGCGATTGACTGCCCCGCTGCAAACCCTCCAATACGGGACAGCGTGAACGCGGTAAACGCGCTGCTGTCTCACGATTCGATGTTTATTAATACCGACAAATGCCCAAATTTGGCTGCCGCGATTGAGTCGCAAGGCTATGACAAGCAGGGCGCACCAGAGAAGCTAAACGATCACCCGAGCATGGATGATTGGACGGATGGAATGAGATATTTCATTAATCGCCGCTTCCCTATTCAGCGCCCAATGACCAGAGCGACTCTATCAGGAATATAATATTATGGCTAAAAGCGGAGTAAGAACGCAGCACCCCGAATACACGGAAATGCTAGAGATTTGGGAAGCCTGCGAAGATGCGGCAGAGGGTGAGCCAGCAATTCACAAGGCTGGCACGAAGTACCTGCCCATGCTAAGCGGGGAGACGGCATCCGAGTATTCTGCCCGCAAGAAGCGCACCCCATTCTTTAACGCCTATTGGAAAACAATAAGCGGCCTCAAGGGTATGCTGTTCCGTAAGTCTCCAACGCTTAACCCTGTCCCTCCGGGTGTTGCTGATTATATGGACGATGTTGATATGGCTGGCACCGCCATCGACATTTTCGCCCAAGAGATTTGCGAGGAGCTGCTAAACGCTGGTCGCTGCGGAGTCCTGATTGACTACCCGCCCATGCCCGTTAATTCTGACGGCAGACCGATCACTGTGGCACAGGCCGAGAGGATGGGGCTTAGACCTCGCCTCGCTCAGTATGAGGCCACGGACATAATCAACTGGAAGCGCGAGCGCATCAATAACGCGATGCAATACACGCTAATCGTGCTGAAAGAGGAAACGGCTGTCGGTGATGACCAGTTCTCACAGGATTGTGAAGATCGTTACCGAGTCCTAGACCTTACAGAGTTTGGCTACCGCCAGCGGGTGTTCCGCATTAACAAACGCGATGAGGATGAGCAGGTAGGCGATGACATATTCCCCACGATGGCAGGAAAGCCGTTGTACTCAATCCCTTTCGTGTTCTTTGGTGTTGACGGCATTGGCGATGATATTGAGTCTCCTCCGCTCATGGACTTGATGACAATGAACCTGCACCATTATCTAGTTTCCGCAGATTGGGAACACGGTTGCCACTTCCAAGGCTTGCCGACTCCGTATATCTCAGGCTATTCGCCAAACGTAAGCGAGACGGGCACAAAGGAGACTCTAGGCGTGGGCGGCACCTCTGCCCTGTGCTTCCCTGACCCTATGGCAAAGATGAGCTATGCTGAGGTTAATGGTAACTTTGAAGCGTTGCGCGTCAATCTGGAAGTGAAAGAGAAGCAGATGGCTGTATTGGGCGCTCGTATGCTGGAGTCTCAGAAGTCATCCGTGGAATCTGCCGTGGCTATGCAGCAGCGTTCAGCCGGTGAGCAGTCACAGCTTGCAGGCATGGCTCAGGTTGCTAGTGCTGCAATGACTCGCTGCCTTCGTATATTCAGCGATTGGGCTGGGCAATCAGGCGATATTGAATACCAGATTAGCACCGACTTTATGCCCGCTGGCTTAACATCACAAGACCTGACCGCATTAGTGGCATCATGGCAAGCTGGCGCAATCTCACAGCATACCCTGTTCGATAACCTGCAACGTGGCGAGATCGTATCAGATAACGTTACATTCGAGGAGGAGCAAGAGCGCATTAACTCCGCTCCGATGGGTGATGATATGATGAATACTCCACCACCTGTTAGCCTGGAGCCTATGGCACCCGCTGTAGACTTTAGCTCACTAATCGAGGCCATCGCTAACCTTCCCGCGCCAATCGTCAACGTGGCAGCCCCTGTGGTCAATGTGCCCGCTCCAGTGATTAACATACCAAAGCAAGAGCCAGCCAATATTGTTGTGAACACGCCGGATGTAAACATTGCACCCGCGCAGATCACTGTGAACAACGTGGAAGGCAGCAAATCAATCGAGCTTGCCTATGATGACGAAGGCAACGTAACGGGCGGAACGGTGGCACCACAATGATACTAATGCAAGGCGACTGCCTAGAGTTGATGAAAGAGATACCGGATGGCAGCGTTGATATGATCCTGTGTGATTTGCCTTACGGCACGACCGCTTGCAAGTGGGACAGCGTGATTCCTTTCGCGCCATTGTGGGAGCAGTACAAGCGAGTCGCCAAGAAGAATGCGGCTATTGTGCTGACTGCCAGCCAGCCTTTTACAAGCGCACTCGGCGCTAGTAACCTGAGCGAACTTCGCTATCAATGGTACTGGCGCAAGAGTCGGGCTACAGGCCATCTGAATGCCAAGAAAATGCCAATGAAGGATGTTGAGGACGTGCTTGTGTTCTATCGAGCGCCGCCAGCTTACACTCCACAAGGAGCGCGAGCGGTTTCGTTGACGGTGGCAAATTCCGCGAGCGATATGGCTCGCGGAATTACATCAGACGCGACCAGCGTGGTAACTGGCGGCATCACTCGCAAGGAATACGAGCAGACTGCTACCGCGTACCCTCGTCAAGTAATTGACATACCAAGCGTGGGCGGCACAGTACACCCAACACAAAAGCCCGTTGCTCTAATGGAATACCTAATCCGCACCTACACCAACGAAGGCGAAACAGTTCTCGATAATTGCATGGGTTCTGGCACTACCGGGGTCGCTTGCATGAACACTGGCCGCAACTTCATCGGCATAGAGAAAGGCGAGACATATTTCAAGATAGCCGAGCAGCGCATAAACAAAAGCATACAGGACGGGGCACCACAATGAGCGACAATACAGAGTTAAACCAAGGCCAAGACGGTGATGTGGTACGCCTGCTCGATAAGGGCGGTGTTAAGACTCAGGTTGTGGCGCTGGATGTGGGAGGCGCTGGTGGAGAGTCGTTATTGTCTGCGGCTAATCCTTTGCCCGTATCGTTAGCTAGTACGGGCGGCACCGCTGTTCAGTACCCCAAGATTGCTTTCAGCACCTCCGTCCTACTTGCGAACGGCGCTACTTATTCGTCCGGCGTTTTAAGCCTGATCGGTTACACGCAGGTGCAAACAAACATACTGTCTGACGTAAACGGGACGGTGACGGTAGAATTCTGCGAGGATTCGGGTGGGGCAACTGTCCTGCGAACTTTGACTATTCCCTATGTCGGCGGTAGCGGGTATCAGACATTCTCCGCACCAGCCTTCACACCCTACGTTGAATACAAATTCACGGCAGACGAGGCAGGTCAGGCTCAGTTCTACTTCGACACCAAGTTTCTCACTACAGCCCTCTCGGGTCAGGTGCTTGGGCTAAATTCTTTCATCTCACCCACAATGTCTGCAAAC